GAAGAGACGATCATGGACTATTATCATTCCTCTCCGCAGGACATGATGAAGTACTACGACAAGATGATCCAGCGCACACAGGAGCGCCGCAACCAGCTTTACGGACTCGGCTACGGAGAGTTCAGCAGTGAGGTTCAGAGTACGATCGATGAGTACTGGGACTACATGCAGAAGAAGCAGGATGCGTACAAGGAGCAGCTCCAGCAATCGATCGATGTATACGACCTGTACAAAAAGGAACTCGAAGTCGGCAAATATCCGTTCGAAGAATTCGTTCGTGTCATCTACGAAGAACGTGCCAATATCGAGACTATGATGATGGCTCTGCGCAACATGGGATACGCAGAGAACTCGTCCGAAATGGTATCACTGAAGCAGCAATGGCTCGAGGCGATCAACGAGATCGAGGACCGTGCTTCTGACGCTATGGGCGAGATTGACCGCCGTCTTGGACATCAGATCAAGATGATCCAGAACAACTACACGATCCCAGAGGCAGCTGAGCGGACTATTCCGTTGCTGAAACAGCAGCAGCGTGAGTACCACGAACTGGCAGAGCAGCTCAGAATGCTTGGCTACAACGAAGATAGCGAAGTCATCCAGAAGCTCGAGGAAGCATGGTGGGATGTACAGCGCGAAATCGTTAACACCTACAAAGAAGCGATGGACGACATCATCGCAGTATCTGAGCATACTGTATCAATGGTGTTTGACCGTAGAAACTATTCATATCAGGAATATGTAAACGAATATAAGCGCATCCAATCTGAGCTCCATGCGACTGCTGACAAGTATCGTGAAATGGGCATCGATGAAAACGACGAGCTTATTCGCGATCTGCAGGATCAGTGGTGGGACTACGAAGACAAAGTTCTTGATGTATTCCAGAATCTTGTCGATGAGGCAAGTAAGTCGATCGACGCTCTGAAGGGCGCCTACGACGACTTCCTTAAAGCGGCAGAAGATTACGGACAATATGGAGCGCTTTCATACGATTCGTTCAAGGCGATCATCGATCTTGGTCCAGAATATCTGTCATACATTACTGATACTAACGGCTTACTGCAGATCAACAAGGCGAACATCAAACAGGTTCTTGCCGCCAAAGCAGAAGAGCTTGCTGTTGATACTGCGCTGAACTACCTTGAGCGCATTCGCGAAGCACGCATGACCGACCAGGTCGACCTCATTGACGAGCTGACCAAAGGAACGCAACACGCAGCATCCGCAACTCGCGAACTGATCTACTTCCAGCTGAAGAACTTAGGTTTGACGCAGACTCAGTTCGAAGGAGCTGTGGCGAATCTGGACAAGATGTTCTCGCTGAAGGATCAGTTCGTGCTTGATATCGACGTGGCACTGAATCCGGAAAATACCAGTTCGCTTGACGATCTCTCTGGCTCGTTCGACGACATGGTTGGCTACGTCGAGGATATGATCAAGTCTGAGTACGACGAGATGGGCAAAGCTCTGGATGAGCAGCTCAAGAAGTACAAGGACATCGTCGACAAAAAGAAGGAAGCCCTAAAGCTTGCTAAGGAAGAGGCGGACTATGAAGAAGAGGTCGCCGATCAGGTCAAAGAGATTGCGAAGCTGCAGAATCAGATCGACCAGTTATCGCTGGATGACAGCAACGAGGCACGTGCGAAGCGTGCCAAGCTGGAAGAAGAGCTTGCCAACGCGACGAAAAAGCTTGCGGACAATCAGAGAGATCACGCAATTGCTGCTACTGAAGATCAACTCGACGCGGACGTTAAGGCAGTCGAGGAGTCGACCGACGCACGCAAAGAGGCAATCAACGATGAAGTAAGTTCAGCAGAGAAGCTCCACCGACTGGCGATGGATCGCATCATGCAGTACGGAGAGCAGAATCTGAACAAACTGCTTCAGGAAGTGCTCGACTGGAACCTGAAGTCAGGCAACTCACTCGAGCGGAACATTAAGGATACATGGATCGACATTAACAACCTTGTCGAAAGATACGGATCTCTTGTAGGTGCGATCGCGGCGATCAGGAATTCGTCACTGAAGGATACCGTCAGAGAAGTAATGGCTGAAGGTGTCGGCACGACGAATACTGGCTCGAACGACATTATCGGACGAAGCTACTACAACGGGCTCGACATGACTGAGTTCCAGAAGGTACTGGACAGCATGATCGAGAACTCGATGGACTGGTGGACTGCGACGCGGAACAACCAGCGTAGATCTGTCACAGAAGAAGCGAACGAGAACTCTAGACTGTCGAACAAATTCAAGCAGCTGACCGGCGTGTCGAGTACACGTCGCGGAGACGGACGCTGGTATATCGACGATTCCGACAAGCTTCTGTACGACAATCAGGATGTCGGTGAATGGGTCGTTAACCGGATGAAGGAAAACGACGCGAAGGTAATCGCCGGAGATATGACGTCTGCTCAGGCGCAGAAAGAGAACGCTGACTTTGCTCAGTCGCTTGGTCAGTATACTGGCGCAAGAGTCACCCAGGGATCGGACGGTACATGGTATTACAACGGACGCAAACTGTACGATGTCACCAAGTTCCACTCTGGCGGCGTTGTCGGTAAGGGAACGCTGAAGCAGGACGAAATCATGGCGAAGCTCCAGAAGGGCGAGATGGTTCTGAACAAAGAACGTCAGAAAGGCTTGTTCAAACTTGTCGATTTGGCATCTTATCTATCAGAGAAGCTCGGCGTAAATCTCCGCGGGAAGACGCTTTCTGCTGGTGGCAGCCTGAAGAACATGGATCTGGACGGGGTTACGAAGCCAACGAATCAGATCAACTCGAGCGTGAATTTCGCACCAAATATCAATGTTACTATCTCTGGCGGCGTTGAGGATCCAATGTCAGCCAAGAAGTATGCAAAATCGATTGCCGATCTCACGCTTGGCAATCTCAAAGAAGCATTCTCTCAGAAGGGCATCACGCGCTCACTTCAGAATGCATAACTATAAAATTACTACGAGGTGGGAGGCTTGTCCTCTCACCTCTTCACATAAATGAAAGGAGGGACGCTGGTGATTGTCGATTTTCAGACGATAGACATTTACGACAGGCAGCCGACACTGGTCTTAAAGGCACCGAGTGGCAAGGTCATTCAGACACTTGGCTACGCGCATAATATCGAGTGCAGTTTTAACTACAGCGAAACGAGCAAGCTAACCTTTGACCTGCCGGCATATGTAAATGGCGAACCGACACCTAATTACGATAAGGTCGTCGGAGAGATGATTATTGACTTGGTCGGATGGGGATTATTCATCCTTCAGAATCCGAGCACAACAAACACAGGCATACAAGAAACGAAGTCCTGTACAGCCTATTCGTTAGAATACGAACTGACTCATCGGCAGATGTCTCTTGAAGAAGGCACGTACAACTTTTGGGACTCAGGCGTAACCGCCGGCGACTCCCCTACTACACTCATGGGTATCATCTTGCAGTATTGTCCAGGCTGGAGTATGGGCGACGTCGACAATGCGCTCATTGGCAAGTACCGTACATTCGATCAGATTCAGGATAATGCGTACAATGTCATGATGAATACACTGCAGGTTCCGTACAACTGTATCTTCTCGTTCGACACATATAAAAGGAAGATAAATGTCATCGACGCGAACTCAGACGCTCCGTCTAACCCGATCTTCATCTCGCTGGACAACCTTGCAAAAGAGATCGAGATCAACGAACAGTCAGAGAATCTGATCACGGTGCTGGATGTGTACGGCGCAGACGATGTTGATATCAGAGGCGCGAACCCGCTTGGCACGAATAAGATTTACAATCTGGACTACTTTATGAACGAGGTCCACTTCGACCAAGAGACCATTGACAAGTGGAACGCGTGGAAGGATGCGTTTGAGCAAAACCGCCAGACGTATTATGATCTGTCGATCCGTCGCGCGATGAAGACATCTGAGAAAATTGCGCTTCAGGCACGAAAGACTGACGAGGAAGGTGTCCTGTCGACATACGAGACTGAGCAGGGCGTCAACATCCGCCAGCTATCGTACGGAGACGAGACTGGCGCGGTTCAGGAAAGACTTGACGAACTAAAAGACTTGATCCCACAGCAGCGTGCGACGATTACTGGAACACAGCTCGAGATCGACGAAGTTCAGTCTGAGCTCGACGATATCCTTGCACAGCTCAAGGAAATCAACGAGGCAACGGCGTTTGAAAGCTTCTTTACAGATGACGAGATCGAGCAGCTTCAGCACTACTTCATTGAAAATGCGCTTGAGGAATCGTCATTTGCTGTGAACGAATACACATCGTTTTCGGACGAGTCGCAGACAGCGGCTGATGTGCCGATCACGTCGACGGTTACTGGTTCACAGGTGACGACGGTTGATCCACGCGAAGGGACGAACGAGGAGATCTATTCCTTCATTGGCGGCACGATTCAGGTGGACTACGGCAGTTACACAGACGAGAACGATGAGGAGCATCCGAAATTTACAATCGTAGCAAGTATCAAGCGCGGATCTGCGGAGCTGAACGACACAACCGAAGACGATGTAACGACGCGCCGACTGACAGAGACTATCGTCGTTGGAGCAGGAACTAAGACCGACAATGAAGAAAATAATGTGTCGCAGTTCATGAACGGTACGCTGATCATATTGGGCAGGCACGAGTCGACCGAGTCGGACGTTGCGGACACAGAGATCAACGTAATGCGCGAAGGGTCTACCATGACATGCTCTGTCTCAGAAGGCGACATGTACCTGACCTCACAGGCGACACTGTTCGAGCAGTACGACGTCGAGCTGGATTTGTATGAGTTCGCACAGGAAGAACTGCGCAAGATGGCGTATCCGACGTACACATTCAAGATCGACACATCGAACTTCCTCGCACTGGAAGACTTTAAGCAATTTGCATCGCAGCTCTCGTTAGGGCAGCGTTTATATATAGATATCGGAACGAAGGTATTGGAGCCGATTCTGGTCGGCGTTGAGATGTCGTTCGAGGACCTGACAGACTTCTCACTTTCTTTCAGCGACACATACCACGGAGACGATAACGCGTTCGGATTGGTGGATTTGTTGCAGAAAAGCGTCAGTATGGGTCACAAGCTGGATCTGAGCAAGTACTCGTATGGCGCGTATGTAAACAGTGGAGCGAACACAGCAGTAAAAGATTTCATGACTTCTGCATTGGACGCGTCGAAAAACGCCGTCGTAAACGCCGCTAATCAAGCCGTCAAAATCGACGAGTCAGGAATTCGGCTCAGAAATCCGGATGAATCAGGTGGATTCGACGATGAGCAGATGTGGATCATCAACAACAACATTGTTCTTACTGATGACGGCTGGAACACTGCAAAGGTGGCGATTGGTCATTTCCATGACGAGAACACGGGAGATGGCTGGGGCGTCGTTGCGCCGAATATAGTAGGGACACTGCTCGCAGGAGAGAATTTGGTTATCGAGTCGAAGAAGGCTGGTGTGCCTGGGAGCTCTGGTGAAACGTCGCTATTCAGAGTTGACGGAGATGGCGCGTCATTATACAACGCGAAGTTCGAACTTATTACACCACTCGGAGAGACCAGTGATGGCGTTGGTCATTACGGCAATATCGTCCTCGACCCTGAGCTTGGCATCGGTATCGGCTCGTACTCAGGTGCGTACACGAAGCAAAATGTGACACGGAGAGGTCATTCCGGTCAAGTCGATGGGATTATATTTACATCAGACGACGGATCGATCAGAGAGTGGAACTCAGACATTATGAGCGGTGGTCTCAACTCGTACGATGGTAATACGAATTTCTGGGTTGACCTAGATGGCAGCATCCATTTCAAAGGAACGCTCGAAGGTGCTGATGGTCAGTTCACTGGATCACTTAAGGTCGGAGATCCGGATGGGTCACTAACTGGCGAAACGCATGGACTCTATGTCGACGAAAACGGAAATCTTTCTCTTGGCGGCATCTATAAGCCGGGCAGTCAGGTTGATGGCTCCACAGAAGAAGGTCTCGAGGCTCCGTTCTATGTAGACGCGCAGGGTCACATGTATGCTACGTCCGGCACGTTTACTGGTGTTGTAAGCGCAGACAATTTGTTATTCAAAGATCCGACAACAGGTAATTTCGAAAGTGTTCTCGACGACCACAACCGTATCATGAGCAACTTTCTTGACCTTGGCGGCATACAGCTGGAGGGCGAGACAGGTAATATTACGATGAGCGGTACGCTGAATCTCGGCGGACTGAGTAGCATCATCTGGGGTAACAACATCCCGGGGTCGACATACGAATATTCTGACGACGGAATCACATGGGTCGCTGAGAACAAGGATCAGGTTACGCTTGTAGTATCAACTGTGAACAATCCGGGGATAAAACAAGGAAATGTCAAAATCTTCTACGACACTGAGTTCCTTGAATTTGGTTCTATCGCGAACGGATCTGTCTCATCGGTAACTGCTGAAAACGACAAGACAACCGGTTGTGTAACATGTAAATTCGGCAACGGGACAAGTACTGTTTCGGGGAATGGGACACTGTGTACTTTGACGTTTAACGTAAACGGACGAGTACGCGGCGACTATAAGTTCACTTCTGGCGGCAAATATACGTCAGACTCAGAGCGTGACGTTCCGGTTGTAAGCATTCCATTTACGCTTGGCACATCGTACGGTGAAAGCAGTGCTGTTACTGGATCACCGTTCAAATATCAGGCAACAACAACACAAGGGATAAACGATAAGAAATACTGTAGAACTGTCACGAAATACACAAAGCGCGACCAAGCTGGCAATCTTACAGAAATCATAAAGTACGGAGAGCCAACTCTTACGACGACGGGATCATATCTTCCATCATATATCAAAGAGACTCATATTGACATGGGAGCGGTAACTTCTCCGTCGTTCCTTGGTAACGACATGTACGCGATCAACTTTAAGATCGTCGACGGGTTTACTCAAGGAAGTGAAGGCACTGCTGTCCCGCAATCCATCCTAGGAACAATGGGGCAAATCAACGGATGGGCTGGAGAATACAAATCTGACGGAAGTAAATTATACACAGTAGGCGTAGGACTACGACAAGATGACGACCATTACGTAATTTGTACAAGTCTTGGTACTAGGCTACAGACAGGAACTGTTAACAATAATTCAGGAACTGGCTGGAGTAGTGTTGTCACAATGTCGTCGTCTGCTTATATGGCGAGTGGTAATAGACTGTATCTTGGCTTAGAAAATAACAATGGAAGACTTATTGGCGGATATTTCAATGTAAATTCAAGCGGAACAAGAACACCTAAGTCGATTGTCGAGATGACGTCTAGTGAAGCGAAAATGCAGTATTCCACATCTACATCTGGAGTATATTCAACCGTTAGCCTTACAGAAAATGACGCAATAGTTAGCTACACAGACGACGCATTTTTGGATGTTGGGCTCTCAGGCGTGACTATCCAGTATACAGCCAACAGTAAAATAGAAATTGGTGGGCATATTAATATAGAAACAAAGGGATATGAAACAAATATTTCTATATCGGCAAATAATAACGCTGGCTTAAAAGCAAATAGTGGAACAGCATCTCTTATTGGAGCAACGTATACAGAGATCATGGCGACCCATAGCGCTGGCGCGAATGTACAGATAAAAGACTACGTTGGGAATGTCAGATGGACATCAAATAATTCCGAAGCAAGAATGCAGTATTCGTCAACTTCTGTCGCGTGTTCATCAACAGGAATATCTATTGATTCAGGCAAGGCGCTTACAATGACAGGAACTTCAATAGGTATTACAGCATCTGCCGGGACAACTATTAATACAAGTGGTAGTTACTCAACTGTCATACAGTCAGGCGGGTCAACAAGACTTTCAGCAGGATCAAAAGGTATATGGCTTCACGGTCAAACTCCGACATCAAACTATGAGCATCCATATATCAAAGTAACAACAACAGAAGCTTATATGCAATACAGAACAAACAGATATCTAAACGTCGGCAATTCTGGCGTTGAGATGAGATTCGATAATACTGGGTTTGTTTCTGTTAACAGCACAAATGCAAGACTTTCGTATGACACACTTGTGTATGTAAATTGTTACGGATCTGGCGTCGATATACGCGCTGGTAATTATCAAATGTGGATATATACAGACGGGTCTTACGGTCCTTCCGACATAAGATGGAAGAAAAATATTGAATATTCAGTAGACGGAGACCTTGTTGATGAACTCAAACCGGTAAGATTTATGTATAACTGGGGAACAGATTATACTTATGGATTTATAGCTCAAGATGTGCGCGATGTAATTCCTGAGCTTGTTGGGGTTAAACATGGAGAAGGAGATCCAGAAGATGGTTATTTAGGGCTGAATTACGACGCATTCGTTCCTATCCTCACAGCAAAGCTCCAGAAACACACGCGGATCATAAAAGAACAGGAAGACCGCATTGCAGAATTAGAACGACAGATAAGAGAGGTGAGAAACGATGGATGAGTTTGTACGCGGCGCGACTAGCGTCTTAGAAGTAACGGTCGATCAGGACATAAGCGACTCGACCAATATCGAAATGTGGATCGACACATTCAACGACGTTTATAAGCACGAAAAGGACGCACTGAAATACGTACGCGTCTCGAACGGTGTAACGACCGTCGGCTACCAATTAACTCAGTACGAATCCCTCTCTTGTCGCGAGGATTATATATCGGTTCAGCTCAGATGGACCAGTGACACTGGGATTGTCGGAGCGACCAAAAAGAAATATATGGTAATCAACGACGCTGAGTGGGAGGATCGCATCACGCTCGAACCGAGCGACGACGAAGACGATGCAACATATCTCGGCATTGACAGAATCCCTGAACGTGACATCTTAAATATGATGAACGAGCAGGACGGGTGAAAGGAATAATTATGGAAACTATCAAAAATAACATCGCATTAGTAATCAATGCACTTAACAACGTAGAGACCAAAGGCGTGCAGAATCTCAACAATCTTGTTGGTAGTATCAACATCTTGCAGGAGACACTGAACAAATTATCAGAGCCGCCAGAAGAGGAGTGATCTCATATGGCATTTTATGGATGCGATTTCAAATACGACTCGTCATGGGCGAGCAACCTTGAGCTGCAGATTTACGACTTCGACTCTTCTGATCAAGGGTCGACGTCGGACTTTGTGGCTCAAGGCACCATCGTCAGCGATGCCGTAGCTGGGCGCGATGACATTTTGCTGTACGGGCAGGAGCAGAAAGATACTCTTGCCCCGCATCTAGTCTTCGGCGTCAATCAGGAACGGCTCGATGAGGACCGCTGGCTGACGCGGAAGGAAATCGCGCACATCGCAGAATGGCTCACAGCTGACGGACGGTGGCACTGGCTCAAGATCAAGCAGGAAGATATGGTCGAGTATCGTTACAAGGTCGTTCTCGAGTCGCTGCAGCTGCTGCACAATGGGACGTATCCGTATGCGTTCGAGGCTAGCTTCGTCGCGGATTCTGCGTATGCGTACATGTACCCGCGAGAATACACATGGCACAGGGGCGAGAACGAGTTTTACAACATCAGCACGAGCAAGATGTACTACAAGCCGACGCTACTCATCCATCTTTCTTCTGGCGGCGACTGCTCGATCGTGAATCACTCTGATGGCGACAGGGAGTTTAAGCTCGCTGGAGTTCCGGGGTCAGTGTCAAACATCTTGGTCGACAACGCGAACCAGATTATCACGGATGTTGACGGCGGTCTGAATTTGTACGAGTACTTTAACTTCAACTTCTTCAGAGCGGTCAAAGGCAAGAACGACCTGACCGTTACCGGCAGTGATGAGATTGTTGCTATGTGCGAGTTCCCTATGAATATCGGGGTCTGATAATCGAGGTGATTAAATGAAACACTATTTAGACTTACCCGGTCTCACATTTTTCTATAATCAGATCAAGCAGCGATTCGCGCTGAAGGCAGACATCGGAGCGCCTCTTATCGCGAAGAAGCACTCCGAAATGACAAATCAGAAAAAGATTTATGTCTATACTGGATCTGAGGATGGATATACGAACGGCAACTGGTACTATTACGATTCCGGACAATGGGTTTCTGGCGGAGTATATAACGCAGTTGCTGTTGAGACTGACAAATCACTTGGGCTCGAGAATTTGCCGGCAGACTCAAAGGCGACCGGAGACGCGATAGCTGGTCTTAGAGCAGAGATGCCGGAACTTATTGAAGCGAACCACAAGATGATAACAAGTGAAGATGTAATCAATATGTGGGCAGAATAACGGGAGGTGATCCAATGACATATGTAAAAGTAAATGATGAATTAGATCTTGCAATTACTGAGGCAGAGCCGATCTACCAAGGCGAGAATTTCTCAAAATCCGTCACGTTCATCGTTCCGAAAATCGTGAGCGAACTGGACATAAAGTCGACGATTGCGTACCTCGTTTACATCAGAGCGGATGGCCATCCGGATATTGTCTACCTCGAGCGCGAGGAGGAAGATTACAACGACGACTATTATCAGTACATCGTTCCGATCCCGGAGACAGTCACAAGGTATCCTGGTGAGATCGTGTTCTGGCTAGAGTTCTTTGCAGGGCTTGCGTCGAACCCGACCGTGCTGCGCACTGGCACGAGCGGACTTCATATCATCGAGCATCCTACTGTGACAGACTCTCTGACAGATTCTCAGGTTACGGCGATCTATCAGCTGTCTGCGAGGATCCTCGACACGGAGGACGACGTGACTCCGACGTATAACGATGTAATACTTTTCTGACGGGGGTGATGACGATTAGTAGATCGCATATTGCGTATGGAGCAAAAGACGATATACGGGGAGCGATCGCCGCGAAGAAGATCCCGAAGAATTGTCTCATCGTGACAAAGATCACAGATCCATACGAACAAGCAGAATTATTTTATTATGACAAAGAGAAAAACTTGCGCGCCCTCTCGACGAAGGAAGTGTTCAGCTCGCTGGAAGCAGCGACTGCATGGGTCAACTCGTACTATTGCGTAGGTCGCCAGATCGTGGTTCTTGTGGACGACGAGTGGCACCTGTATACGGTCGACGCTGAGAATAATCTGGTACTGCGCGACGGAAGCGACAAGGTCGCAGATATCGCCCCAGAGGACCCGTCCATTCATGTTGGCGGCACGAGCACATCCCCTACTATATCCGTCGTGATCGACCCGGTACTGGCGAACGGACTTGATATTGGCGAGGACGGAATCTTGCTGATGCCTGCGACACAGCAGACTGCAGGCGCGATTTCGGCAGCCGACAAGACGAAGCTGGACGGGATCGAGGCAGGCGCGGAAGTAAACACGATTCGCAACATCGGCACCGGCGCAACCGAGGGTACAATCTCTGTTAACGGCGTCGACGTGCGCGTCAAAGGACTCGGCTCAGCAGCGTTCACAGATTCGGACGAATACCAGCCAATGGGAACTGGTATGAACTACGCTGTCGTCGAGGAACTCCCTGACGTTGGTCGCACAGATACGATTTATCTGAAGGCGAACAAGGGTGAGGAAAACAACGTATTCGACGAGTTCTTATACGTTAACGGCATCTTCGAGTTAGTCGGAACTACCAAGACGGACCTGTCCGACTATTATACTCGTGGCGAAGCCGACAGAAAGATCAATTCAGTGGTCACAGAGGCGCTCATCCCAAAGGCGAACTCTGCTGATCTTGCCAAGGTCGCGACAACCGGATCGTACAAAGACCTGTCCGACAAGCCGAAGTTTCCTATCATCGTCAACTGTAAGCAGAAAAGCGATGGTTATTACTACGCGGAGACTCCGTTCGGGACTGCGAAGAGCTTGCTCAAGCAAGGACTGCAAGTCGCGATATACTGGCCGCCAACGAATATGGTGTTCCAGTGTACGATTTACAGCGACTCTTCCAACGTCATGTACCTTGGCGTAATGGACAACACCACGTATCGATTCTTACAGTGGACTGGCAGAAACGATCGTGTTGAAGAATATTCAAAAGCAACATTTATCTCTAAAGAATACCTACAACTTTATTACACAAAAGAAGAGGTGGACGATATGTTTGCTCAAATCGAAGAAGATGAAATTACAAGAATGTGGGGTGTCTAATGAGCATAAAGTATTTAGGAGAATCAGGCACACGAACCCTCATCAACCAGCTTAAGTCTCGCCTTGCCGAATTTTACGACAAAACAGAGACTGACACAGCGATCGAGGTCGCACTTTCAGATGAGATCGCTCCATTGGCTGAGACAATTACTACGCTCAACCAGAACAGCGAGACATACTGTCAGGCACTGGAAGTTGACGAGGACGGTCTCGTGTGGCTGCTCAACAATGGACAAAGAATAGAAGGACCATACGGACCTTTCGCTGGTGGCGGAGGTGGCGGTGGTTCGTCAGTAGGCGGCGCAACAATGAGAGTCTCAAACACGACTGGATGGCTCTCGAATACCGTCGTCAAAGACGCCGAGTGCAAAGTCAGTATGACATGGTCTTCTATTGAAGACGACATGCCTACAGGCGATGGTACTGTAAAGGTTTCCGTAAACGGAGTCTTGAAATCGTCGCGAAACGTAGCACAGGGTGCATTCGAAATCGACGTAGCTCCTTATCTCGCCACCGGTACGAACATGGTACAGGTTGCCCTGTCTGACGTATACGGAACGAATCGTAAGATCAATTACACGATTACCGTAATCGAGCTTTCGATCAGTTCTACGTTCGACACAACGGCAACTTTCTCTGGGAAGATCACCTTCCCTTACACTCCTGTCGGCGCGGCGACGAAGACAATTCACTTCATCCTTGACGGGACGGAGCTTGACACACTGACAACGTCTGCGTCGAACAGACAATTATCATACGTTATTCCACAACAGTCTCACGGCGTTCACGTGTTCGAGTGCTACTTCGACGCTACCATCAACGGTCAGATCGTAACCTCGAACAGACTGTACTACGAGATCACATGCATCAACGAGGAAAGCTCCTCTACGATCATCTCATCCTCATTCAACCAGTCAACCGTGACGCAGTATACAACTCTGAACATTCCGTACAGAGTATATACACCGAGTTCGTCTACGTCACCTGTGACGATCAAGGTTAACGGCGAGACAAAAGCTGAACTTACAGTCGACCGTTCAGAGCAGATCTTTACTTATAGACCGTCAACCCCTGGCACGCTTACAATCCTCTTTACATGTGGCGACGTTAATAAGACGATCACGCTTACAGTAGAGGAAGCCGAGGCTGACGTTCACGCTGAAACGCAGGATCTTGCTCTGTATCTGAACGCGATCAGCCGTAGTAACGCAGAAGCCGATCCATCGATCTGGCAGTACAACAACATCAAGGCGACCTTGACAGGATTCAACTACATCATCGACGGCTGGCAGCAGGATGACGAAGGTATCGACGTTCTCAGAGTCGACGGAGATGCGCGTGTCACAATTCCGTACAATCTGTTCGGAACTGACTTTAAGTCGACCGGTAAGACGATCGAGATCGAGTTCGCAACTCGTCAGGTATCAGACTACACAGCGACTATTATCTCTTGTTTCTCTGACGGCATTGGTCTTCAGATCACACCGCAGATGGTAACATTCAGTGGTGCACAGACATCTACGAACACACTGTACAAAGAGAACGAACATATCACTCTGTCTATCGTCGTCGAGAAGCAGAACGAGAACCGACTGATCCTTGTTTATATCAACGGTATCATGTCAAGAGCGATCCAGTATGCATCTGGTGAGCGTTTCTCACAGCTGAGTCCGGTTGGCATTAGTATCGGATCTTACGACTGTGGTGTCGATATTTATAAGATCAGAGTCTACGACAACAGTTTATCCAGAGAACAGATTCTGGACAACTGGATCGCGGACACTCAGGATGGCCCGACAATGCTCGAACGGTACAACCACAACGATGTGTACGACGAGTACGGTAGTGTGTCGATCAACAAGCTGCCGAAGGATCTTCCATATATGATCCTCGAGTGCGATGAACTTCCGCAGTACAAAGGTGACAAGAAGAAGACTGTCAAAGGTTCGTTTACTAACCCAGTCGACTCATCAATGGATTTTACTTTTGACGGCTGCGAAATGGACGTACAGGGTACATCATCCGCTCCATACTACAGGAAGAATTTCGACATGAAGTTTAAAGCCTGCGGATTCGACACAGCGTCTGGTAATGTGCCGGTATACGCTCTCAGAAAAGGATCAATTCCGTTCAATCGTTTCGTCCTTAAGGCTGACGTTGCGTCATCCGAGTCAACGAACAACACTGGTCTGACAATGTTTTATAACGATACATGTCCTTACAAGACCCGTGAGATGCTGGCCAACTCCAAGGTGCGTCATGGTATTGAAGGTATTCCAATTGTTCTTTATTGGCACGATACCGTCAACGACAAAACGTATTTTTGGGGCAAGTACAATTTCAACCTTCCTAAGCGTGCAAATACTCCGCTGGGCTATTCCGGTGATATGCAGTCTTGGGAATGGCAAAGAAACAACTCACCGAATGTTAAGTTCCAGGCGTCAGACTTCACGACTGAAATCTGGGATGAAGAAGCCGGTCAGTATAAGCCTTTATGGTACGACGACTTTGAGGCGCGATTCCCTGACGATACATGGCGCGACTATACTCAGCTCAAGGAGATCCTTGACTGGGTTGTTTCGACCGACAGGACCAAGGCGACGAATGAAACGCTTAGTTCTCCTGTATCATACACTCTGGATAATACGCTCACGCTTGTGAACTATTCAGACGACACGAGTTACACAGTAACTGATGCCGCCAATAACAAGAAGACGATTACGTTTACAAAGGATACTCCTGCTTATCGACTCACGAAGTTTAAAGCGGAATGTGGTGATCGCTTCGAAATGCAATCTGCGTATTTCTATTACCTTTTCACAGAGCTGTTCTTAATGATCGACTCTCGTGCAAAGAATATGTTCATCGGCTTCAAGGGATCCGACGTTACGTTGCCAGGATCATCGCTTACGAGAAAGGCTGTGTTCGAGCCGTACGATATGGATACCGCGATTGGTACTAACAACTCCGGTGTTCTGATGTTCGGATACTACCTCGAAGATACTGACCATGTATCCAGCATTATCTCTGGCGGCGACGAAGGCGGAACTGATGCGCCTGTATTCAACGCGCAGGATTCCGTATTCTGGATGAACCTGAGAGACTCGTCAAGACCTGAGCTTATGAGCATGTATAGAACACTGAGAAGTGGTGCATGGTCGTACTCGATCGTTGAGACAATGTTCGAAAATCATCAGGCGAAGTGGCCAGAGGCGATCTTTAACGAGGACGCGTATGCGAAGTATCTGACTCCGCTTGTAGAAGCCGTTACAGTCGACGAAGAAACCGGTCGACTGATCAAGACAGACCGTTATCTTACGATGCTTCAGGGATCTAAAGCCGAGCAGCGTAAATGGTGGCTCAACGGGCGCTTCCGCTATATCGATTCTAAGTACAATACAGGCGATGCCGCCAACAAGTATATCTATATGCGTCTGTTCAATAATGGAACGCTGACGATTACCCCGGCGATCGACATGTACGTAGGAGCGAGCTTTGGCGGCGGAAGTACTCCGAATTTGAAGAGAACAACTGCGAATACCCCAGTTTCGTTCCCGTATCAGATGGACACTGGTGTAACCGAAATGGAAACGTGGGTCTACTCCGCTGACTTGATCACAGACGTTGGCGATCTGGCTCCGCTGTTCCCGAACGAACTGGACTTCAGTAGGGCGACACGTATCAAGAATCTGAAGATCGGCGACGCATCACCGACTTACAGCAATGCGAACTTTAAGACACTTGACGTGCGGAACTCTGCTCTGCTCGAGACAATCGACGTACGGAACTGCCCGCAGCTGACGATTACGGTCAACCTCGAAGGATCGCCGAAGCTAAAAGAAGCGTACTTCGACGGAACTGCGATTACAGGTGTTGATCTGGTCGATGGCGGCGTACTCGAGACGCTGCACCTGCCTGCGACGATTACGACGCTGACACTGATGAACCAGAACAAGCTGACGGATCTGCAGATCGCGTCTTACTCGAACGTGTCAAGGCTCATGCTGAAGGACATGAACCAGTCTGTTCTGAATCCGCTGACCGTGCTTAGGCAGATCAGACCGAACGCACAGGTTTATATCAGCGGTCTGGAGCTGACGCTTGCAACTGCTGCTGAGATCGAGGAGTTCTTGGATCTGCTCGACACGATGCAGGGTGTTGACCGTGAGAAGGGCACCGACGGATCGTGGGTTTACCATACGTATGATACTGCTCAGGTAGCTGGTGTCATTACGACAGGTTCGCTCACTGGTGCACAGGTTGCTTCGTACAACGCGAGATATCCGTACCTCGAGATCAACGCTGAGCATATTGAGTCAACGCTGACATATATGAATTTCGACGGGACGCAGACAATAAAGACTGTTCGGTGCTTGGATGGCGTGCCACAGGAAAGCGGTCCATCAGGTCCGACGAGGGAATCCACAGCACAGTACAACTTCACCTTTGTCGGCTGGAGCCGTGACAAGAACGCGGAAATTGCGCAGACCGACGCTGCATCAAATGTCAAGGGTGACCGTACGATTTACGCTGCGTATACGAAAGTGATCAGATCGTACACTGTTACTTGGAAAAATAAAGGTACGACGCTTAAGACAGATACTGTTGAGTATGGTGTTACTCCTTCGTACTCGGGTCCGACCCCGACATATCAAGGACAAGCATCGACTGGCTGGGAGCCGGCGATTAGTCCGGTAACTGGTAATATCACGTATAGCGCGACGTATCTGCCTGTTTATACGGTTACGTATTACAACGACTCAACGGTTGTCAAGACCGAGTCTGTCACGCAGGGCGCGAATGGTGTACCACCTACTGAGACTCCGACGAAACCGGGGAGCAATCCTGGAGATTACGAGTTCATGGGCTGGAATCCACTTCCGAATAACGTACAGGCAAACATGTCTGTATATGCACAGTACAAAGATAATCGGTCGGTTGTCGTAAAATATCTGACGAATGTTCTTGATAAGTATGAAACGACATCGAATACAACTCTGGCAGCAAATGCGTTCTATAACATGTCTTCGCTTACAGAAGTTTCTGGTCCGTTGACAACAATGGATTCATCAGCGTTCTCAAGCGCATCGAATCTTACAAAAGTTGACCTGACCGGAACAAGCCCTGTGACGATTTCGACCACAGCGTTGGCAAGTAAGGCGAAATTGGACGCGTTGTTTATTCGCAGCACAACTATGTCGTCTATGTCGAGCACGAGCAATCTCGCAGGCACAAAGATCTCTGCAGGAGCAGGAGCTATATATGTTCCGGGCGGATTGGTCGCGTCGTACAAAGCTGATTCAATATGGAAGAATTATTTCATTGCCTCGATTGACGATTATCCTATTACAGATTTCTCGACGATTACTGATTCGTGGGAGCAAATTTTCGCGAATGAGACTAATGGGTCGTATGCGAACAAGTATCACGTTGGTGACACAAAGAAGATCACCATTAACGGTGTCGAGGATTACATGCAGATAGTTGCCATGGAAGCAGATGATCTCGCTGATGGATCAGGCAAGGCAAAGATTACGTGGTTGAGCAAGGGATTATTCACGACTCATAAAATGAATGACACAGGTACCAACGCAAACGGCTGGGCTCAATCCGGCATGCGTACGTGGCTCAGAGAAACGATACTGCCTACGCTGGATTCAACAATTCAGAGCAATATCAAAGAAGTAACAAAGACGTATTATGATAAGACGACCACTTCGACATTATCAATCACAGACACAGTGTGGATCCCATCAGCTAGAGAAATATACGGAGGCACATCATACGAATCTGCAGGTTGTGATTATACTTCTCTGTTTAACTCAAATTCAGCACGCATTAAATATGACACATCAGGTACTGCCAACGATTGGTGGCTGCGTTCTGCTAGTAGCAACAGCGGCACTAACTTCCGTGGTGTGAGTAGCGGCGGTAGCGTGAACGGCAGCAGTGCCAACAATACTGGTGGCGTAGCCCTCGGCTTCTCGACTTGATCTAAATATCAATCAACCTCGCCGCCTGCGTGCGGCGAACACGTTGTAAAGGGGATGATTATTATTTCAGTAGTTAAAAGCAAACGTGGCGTATCGAAAATGGAGTTCGTCCATAACGCAGGAAAGTTAGCTGCGTTTACAATTAAAAGATGCGTAAATTTTCCGAAGAGATACACATTTTTCATAAGCGACCGGCTTGCTAATATGGCATCCGAAGTATATACCAACGTAATACGTGCAAATAATATCTATGCGAAGAATCAGCACGACGCACAAATAAGAATAGATTTTCTTGTCGACGCTCGCGGATTACTTTACGGTCTTATTTCTCAAATCGGAATCGCACGAGAGCTATTCACAATAAACGACAATGTAATGGAAGAGTGGATGACTTTGATAAACACTGAAATATCTCTTATAAACGGCGTGATCAAAAATGATAGAAGAAAGTTTGGGTTATAAACTGTATACTGCCAACAATTGGTGGCTGCGTTCTGCTAATAGCAACAACGACACTAACTTCCGTAATGTGAATAACAACGGTAACGTGAACAACAACAATGCCAACAATACTAATGGCGTAGCCCTCGGATTCTCTCAAGGCAGACAGAGTAACCATATGGCGAAATCAGTCCATGAAGAGAAGGAGTTTATAACCCTCCCGTATGGGTAAATTGATGCGCTGACGAGACAGAGTGGACGCTGCTTGCATGGCAATATTTTATTGTTTCATACTCGGTCTCTACAAGCTGCGCATGAAAGGAATTTGCATGACAAGCGAACAAAGGCATGCTGCAAGACGAAAACGACGTGAAGAAAAACGCCGCCAAAAGAAAGCTGAATTTATGTTGGATTACGACGATTTCGACAAGGTGTTTACATTTGACCATCTGTACAAGTCGTATGAAAAATGTCGCAGAAGCGTATCATGGAAATCGAGCGTGCAGAATTATATAACTCAAGCTCCGCTAAAAGTTAATAACACGTTGAAAGAACTGCGAGAAGGTAAATTTAGGACAGACGGATTTTACGAATTCGACATATACGAGCGTGGCAAAGTTAGGCATATCAAATCTGTCACAATGCGCGAACGCGTTGTTCAAAGATGTTTATGTGATTATGCCCTTACGCCTGTGTTATCAAGGACGTTCATATATGATAACGGAGCGTCATTACCAGACAAAGGATACCATTTTTCAATGAACAGAATTCAGGAGCGCCTGAGAGAATGTGGTCGAGATGGATATATTTTACTTTTTGATTTTTCGCAATTCTTCGATAGCATTCCGCACGATCTGGTAAAGAGCATTATCAGAAACGAATTTACTGATGAAAGGATTGTCGCGTTGTGTGACCATTTTGTCGACGTGTTCGGCGACGTCGGACTGGGACTCGGATCTCAAATAAGCCAAATTCTCGCTCTGGCGGCGGTGAATCGCTTGGATCATTTTGTAAAAGAACATCTTAGAATACGTGGTTATGGAAGATATATGGATGATGGTTACCTGATTCACAAAGATAAAGAGTACTTAAAATATTGTTTAAAAGAGATAAAAGCATTGTGTTCAGAACTTGGTATTGTGCTTAATCCAAAGAAAACTCAAATCGTAAAAATTAGTCACGGATTCACATGGCTGAAATGTCGGTTCATTGTTACTGATAGTTGCAAGGTAATAAAGAAAATCTGCAAGAATTCGGTAACACGAGAGAGGTGTAAAATAAAAAAGCTTTCAGCTATGCAACAAAAAGGAATTGTCAGTATCGAGGATGTGACCGCATCATACCAGAGCTGGCGTGGATATGCATCACACTTCGACGCATATCGTACAATCCAAAACATGGATAAATTATTTAAGGAGGAATTCTTATGAGTAACTATACAGCACTTTTGCATGATGGGACTTTAATTCCAATCGCAGACGGCACTTACACACTGAATCTGATTTGTAACTTCGAAACGAAGGAAGCGTTCGAGTCCACATGGGGAACAATGAATTCTGAGTCTCTGAAAACGATCGAAATTCAGCGTGGAGAAATCACGGTTGGAACTTTCTATAACTGCGTTCTGACGAATATCCAGATCGTAATTAATTCAAACAACACATATACAGTTCACTTCTATCTGAAAGAAAACGACACTGACGAAGAACTTCCAAAGACGTATACTCAGCTTCTCGCTGAACGTATTGACGCACTTGAAGATGGTCAGGCAACTCAGGACGGAGCGATCGAAGATCTCGGATACGCGATCTCTGAGCTCGCAGAAGGAGGCGAAGCATAATGGGAAGATTCTATGGTGAAAAAATTCTTGCAGGACAGATGACGATTTATCAGGTCCCGAAGTACTGGCGTAAAAAGGTTGAAGACTGGCTTGCTGAAAATCAGTAAGATAAGAATTAGGTGGCTGGGTTCATTGCTCAGCCGCCACTGAACAGAAAGGATTAATTATGGCAAATACAAGAGATACATTAGGAGATCAGGCTACTCTTGACGGGCTGGTTAATGGCACGCTAACGGAGCTTGAAGAAGATGGAGTCACGTCTCTTCCGTCGTATGCGATTCACAAAAACACTCATGTCGAGACGCTGAAATTCCCGAATGTGACAAGCATTTCTGCAAACGCATTTAACGGATGTTCCGCATTAAAACATCTGGTCCTCGGCAGTTCAACAAAGTGTACGTTGTCGGCAACATCAGCCTTTACTGGGACGCCGATCAGCCTGACTAAAGGCGCGATTTATGTGCCAAAAGATCTTGTGAGTACTTACAAAGATGACTCCAATTGGAAGAATTATTTTATTACATCTGACGAAAATTATCCAACGAGCGAGTATTCGACAATCACTGATTCGTGGGCACAGATCGTCGCGGCTATCAGCGATGGGTCATACGCGACAAAGTATAATGTCGGCGACACAAAGGCGATTTCGATCAATGGCGTAGATGATTATATGGTTTTGATCGCAAAAGACACTGACGTTCTGGCGGATGGATCTGGGAATGCGAAAACGACGTGGCTGAGTAAAGGACTATTCGCAACGCACAACATGAATACGCAAAGTACAAACGCAAACGGCTGGGCTCAATCCGGCATGCGTACGTGGCTCAGAGAAACAATACTTCCAACTTTAGACTCTACTATACGAAGTGGAATTAAGGAAGTAACAAAAACATACTACGACAAAACCACATCTTCTACTCTATCGGTTTCAGACACAGTGTGGATCCCATCTGCTCGTGAGATGTTTGGCGGTACGTCATATGAAGATTCTGGCTGTGACTACACATCATTGTTCAATTCAAATTCAGCTCGCATTAAATACAATACATCAGGATCTGCCGGCGGTTGGTGGCTGCGTTCTGCTGATAGCAGCGACGACACTAGCTTCCGTTATGTGAAGAACTACGGTGGCGTGCACAACAGCGGTGCCAACAATACTAATGGCGTAGCCCTCGGCTTCTCGATTTGATCTATATACCACTAAATCTCGCCGCCTGCGTGCGGCGAACCAGAACCCCTTTGGTTTAGCGTGCATGTCTGGACGCTTGTAATATTGGTGACGTATAAACCTTCCAGAATATTCCCATGGTACAGTCGCTATAGTCCACTCTTTTACGATAGAAAGGAGTTAGTTATGAGTAACTCAGATCCGCCATTTAATTAAATCGCGCAGTTATCGTCATAGAACAGAAAAGAGAATAATATGGGATACAGATATTATAACCCAAATCCTTCCGGCAGAATGGTTGGCGATTGTGTAATACGCGCAATATCAAAAGCAACAAACAGAAGCTGGGAGGAGATCTATGTAAAGGTCGCCATTCAGGCGATGAACTCCGCTGACCTGAAGTACACGATCGCGACTGAAGCATGCGCGGATCGCGCCGCTGTTACTGACGCTCTCAGGGCAGTCAACGACAATGTCGATGCCAAGGCTCAGATGATTATTGACAAGATGTGCCAGTCCGAGCTCGACGCTGAGAGACGTGAGAACGCCAACCTCAGATCTCAGATCCAGCTCATGCAGCTGACAAGCACGCAGGACAATCAAACTCAGACACTCCTTGCTGGACAAAACGCAGGCGTCGCTTCTATTCTGGCGGGTCAGGCTCAGCGCGCCGCAGAAGTAGAACAGTACGTCAACCCTACAGCGGTTCCTGCATACATCGTGCAGAATCCGAACTGCTGCACTCCTCAGTACGGAACTGGATGCGGATGCTAAGGTGGTGACGATACATGGCTGAATATTTAAACAACGACGTCCAGACCATTGCGCCGGGCGCTGCTGTAGCGCTTCGCACAAGCATTGGATGCACGAAAGGTTTTATATACCACCGTCCAGAGAGTGGCATTCTTATTCTCCGCGGTGTCGTCAACAATCCGTGTTCGAATTTTGCACGCTATCAGGTTACGTTCAACGGCAACATCGCAGTCGCCGAAGGCACGCCGGGACCGATCGCAGTTGCGCTTGCTATCGACGGTGAGCCGATCGCGACGAGTACTGCCATCGTGACACCGACTGTCGCCGAGGCGTACTTCAACGTCACATCGACGGCGATCATCGACGTGCCACGTGGATGCTGCCTGAATCTGTCTGTCGAGAATGTACCGGCAGATCCGACAGCGGTAACAACACCAGTTATTAACGTACAGAATTCGAACCTGACCGTATCGAGAATCGCATGAGGGGGTTATACGAATGGATAAATTAAAGGATCTGAAATCCATGCTCGAGCTCCAGGTGAACCAGATTGTAGCCAAGGGCGACATTAACCCACAGGATCTCGAGATGCTTGACAAAGCAGTTGATATTATCAAAGACATCGAAACGATTTGCGCAATGCGCGAGGCGGGCTACTCGCAGACGAATCCATACGCAAGGAACGGATACAGCTATGCTATGGACGAGGACGGATATTCACAGGGTTGGTTTGACCCTGTATATCACGAGGGCCGGAACTATCATACCAATGGCGGAACACACACCGATGGTATGTCTTACATGCAGAGACCGATGAATTACAGACGCGGCTACAGCCGCGACGAAGCGAAAGATCACATGCTCGACACACTCGAGGACATGATGGAAGAAGCTACCACAGAAAAAGAACGGAACGCGATCAGACGCTGCATGGAGAAGATAAGGGCTTAGTCTGCCTTTGATGTGAAATAAGGGGGTGGATAAGGTGACAATACCATTGGAGTTTCTGTCGACGATTATCGTCGCAGTGTTTGCGTCCACGGGGTTCTGGACGCTCGTTACAAATATTTACAATAAGAGATCGAGCCAGCACTCAGCTGAGACGAAGCTGCTGCTTGGCGTAGCTCATAACATGATTTTCGACAAGTGCGAGAGATATTTACGGCGCGGCTGGGTTACGCCAGAAGAACTGGATGATCTGATTTATATATACACACCATATTCTGACACTGGCGGCAACGGTACTGCCAAGTTGATGGTTGAAAGAGTAAAACAACTGCCTGTCAAACAGGTATTTTCGAACGAAGAGGAGGTCGCGCAAGATGATTAATTGGAAATTACGTTTTAAGAACAAGACTACTTTGATTACTTTACTCGTTGCAGTCGCAACGTTCATATATCAGATATTCGGGATCATAGGATATGTGCCGCCAATAAGCGAAAGCGAAGTCGTTCAGACCATCGGCGCAGCTTGCAACATACTCGTTGGATTAGGCATTATCGTGGACCCGACCACAGCTGGCATCGCCGACTCTGACATGGCGATGTACTACGAATCTCCACGCGGAGGTGATGAATAATGATCGTTCCTGTTGACTATATGCAAACCGACTCTCGGTGGGCTTCAAATAAATATGCGACCAAAGGTGAGTCATCCACGATCAAATCGGCTGGATGTGGCATCACCTGCGCAGCAATGGTTATCGCGACGCTGAAGAACCCGTCTGTCACTCCGGCTACGACCGCCAAATGGAGTATGGATCATGGTTATAAGGCGTATCATCAAGGCACGTATTATTCGTATTTTAAGCCACAGATGGCGGAGTACGGAATCGAGTGCAACCAGATGAACGGATCGACGGTTTATCATGGGTCGAACTCAGCCAAGTCGATGAACGAAAAAGCAGCTCAGACCGTCCGGAACGGCAACTGGGTTATCGCGGCTATGGGCAAGGGTGACTGGACCTCATCCGGGCACTTCGTCTTGTGGTATGGAATCGACGATGAAGGCTATGCGCTGATTCGCGACCCGTACTCGACCAAGGCAACGAGACGTCGCGCGCCGGTTGCAAAGTTTCAGTATCAGGCAAAATTCTATTTCGAAGTAAAGGTAAACACAGGTGACAACATGGGCACAAACACTTCTTCTCTGGCGGACACAATTCTGAAAAACGGGGCGAAGTTCGTCATCGACGTAAGTTCACATAACGGCACAGTCGACTGGTCTCAGGTAAAGGTTGATGGTGCGATTGTCCGTCTTGGGTATCGTGGCTACGGACAGGGCACACTGATGATGGACAAGCAGTTCAACGCAAATATTCAGGGCTGTATTAAGAACAACATCCCGTACAGCGTTTACTGGTTCACGACAGCGATCAATACGAAGGAAGCAGTCGAGGAAGCTGAGTACGTACTGAACGCGGTCAAGAATCTGAAGCTCTGGTATCCGATCTTTATCGACACAGAGTACTCCAACGCAAACAAGAACGGTCGCTCTGACGGACTCGGCAAGGCAACCCGTACGGCGATTATAAAGGCGTTCTGCGAAAGGATCGCGCAGGATGGCTATGTTCCGGGCGTATACGCATCTGAGAGCTGGCTCAAGACGATGATCGACGTAAACGAATTACCGTATCGGTATTGGATCGCGAACTACTCGAAGCGTCCTACGTATCATGACTTCGACGCATGGCAGAGAACTTCGTCTGGCAAAGTAAACGGCGTCAGCACAAACGTCGACGTATCCGAATGGTACTCTGAGAGAGTTATTTACGACCCTGTTATTAAGACTGCTCTCGATGAATCTGCATATGCTTCTGTGTACGCTGTTTCTGACGCACCGGTTGTCGAACCGGCTCCGGCTCCGGCAGATCCAATGGCAGGACATGAGTGGTCTTTGGATGCGCGCAACTGGGCTGTGCAGCAAGGACTTGTCAAGGGCAAAGGTGAAGATATCGACTGGTTCGAGAATCTGACCCTTGAGCGCTTCGTGACGATTTTGTATAGATATAACTATATGAAATAACGCAAAAAAAAATGGAGAGAGCCCTGCAATTAAGCAGATAGCTCTCTCCGTCTAGTATACAAATTAGTGTACAAAAATCTCGTCCAAGTAGAACTTCGGTGTACACCGAGATAATCTTTTCGTGAGCAAAT